GCAGTTGATACAGGACTTATGAGGAATACTGCAAGAGTTAAGTTATGGGAAGATGAAGGGTCAGGTAAAGTTAGGTTTAGAATAGAAGCCCAATTCTACTACCCTTACGTTGATGAAGGAACAAGGTATATACAACCACGAGGTATAACCAAAGCCTTTCTATTAACAGAAGAATATAAGAAGGAAATGACCCGTGTAAACGCAAACTATATAAAGTGGATATTCTGGAAAGGATTAGGACTTTAATTAAAAAACAATAATAAAATAATATGGCATTAACATTAAGATCAGTAAAAGGATCAGAACTAACATGGAACGAGGTAGATGATAACTTTACGTTCCTAGAAGATGATACTCGATTCTATGAGGGGTCAGGAGATTCATCAGCAGTTTTAAGGAGTAGTGATTTATTTAATCAATCAACATCAAGTGGAATCTATTCAATTGCAGGTGGTTATATAACAGATGTTGGTGGTGATTATGCTGCAGGATTTGGTTATGATAATACAGTAACGGGAAATTATAGTGTAGTTGGTGGAAGGACCAATACCGCATCAGGAGAACATAGTTTTATATTTGGTTATGATAATACAACATCATCAACCTATACCTTCTGTGCAGGACAGAGTAATGATATAAACTCATCTTCAAATTGGAGTTATGTTTTTGGTAATAACAACGAGGTTCTATCAGGATCAAATTATTCAACTATCATCGGTGGTAATATAAATACTATATCAGCATCACAGAATACGAGTGGTATATTTTCATCTAATCAATCTACAATGACTGCTAATAACTCTGTGATATTAGGTGGTATATCAATAACTGCTACTAAAGATGAAACGGCTTACGTTCCTAATTTAGAAGTTACTGGAACAACCGTTAATATGGCAAATCTACCGACCTCAGATACTGGTTTAGTATCTGGAGATATTTGGAATAATGGTGGAGTTTTAAATATAGTGTAAAATAAATCGTGGGCATTTCAACCCACTTTATACAATACAAGTATGGAGAAGAAACCACTACTTTATAAGATTGATATAGATAATATATTGATGGCAGAAGATAAGTCCATCGGGGTCAATAGAATAGCTAACACTGCTACCCCTGCGATAATCGTAGTGGGTAATGCTTTTAATAAATCAAGAGATATACAAGAGAAGATTTTAAACGAGGTAGTTTATACAGAAGCTCTAAGGTATGCTGAGTCAACTAAACAAACAGTTGAAGAAGGTATGAAAGAGATATCTGAGTTGGAATATACTGAGGCTAAGGACAAGTCCAGTTATAGTAACAGACCAATTAGTAATGTTTATACCTCTAACTCAATTTTAGATTTTGATGACCCATCAGGTGATGGAGTTTTTATGTTAAGGTATTCGTATGAAGGACCATTTGATAACAAGAATAGAGATTTTTGTAGACAGATGATAACATTTTCAAATGATAGTGTATGGAGTTATGAAGATATAACAACAGATTTAGATAACCCTGAGTTCGGTTCTTATAATTTATTCACTTACAAAGGTTCTTACAATTGTAGACATGAATGGAAACGAAGATTCTTCTATAAAGACTTTGATACTAAGGAAGCTAGGAAAGTAGGATCTAACGCAGGATCGGTTGCAAGGGGACTTGCTATTGGAGATGGGGCAGCTACTAAAGAAAATGGGAGAGTATTTTCAACAGAGTTTAAGAACATTGATAATATGAAGATGAGGATAGTCGCACCAGCGATGATACCTGATATAAAGATACCACGAATGGATGAAGAAACAGAGGAAGAGTATTTCGTTATGTTTGAAAAGGAAGCTATTGAAAGGTTATATGTTAATTTTCAATCTAAGAGATTAGGAGTTCAATTTAATATAGAACATGATGATAGTGAGAAATCTTCCTCATTTATATTAGAAACTTGGATTATAGAAACAGATACTGATAAGGCATATACTAAATATGGTTTCAAGGAATCAGATGTTCCTATCGGATCGTGGATGATAATATCACAATTTGAAGATCAAGATTCTTTCTTAGAGATTTTAGAAAATAAACAATTAGGATATAGTGTTGAAGGAAAGTTCGAGACGGAACTCGTTATGAATAAAGTTAAAAATAAAAATAAAAACCATAAAATGAAAGAAGAAATAGTAGAGATTGAAGGTAAGAAATATACTTTCTCTTTATCTGATGAGGGTAAATTATCTTACACCGTTTTCAAAGAAGATGAAGACGAAGATAAGAAAGATGAAGACCTTAAAAAAGATGAAAAGAAAGATGAAGATCTTGCAGAAGATAAAGACGAAGATAAAGAAGATAAAGAAGATATGGCATCTGATGATAAAGATTCTGAGGATGACAAAGAAGATCTTGCAAAAGACGATAAAGAAGATGATAAAGAAGATAAAGAAGACCTAGCAGAAGATGACGAGAAACCAGAAGGTGAAGAAGAACCAGAAGAAGGTGAGAAAGACTACTATACTAAGGAAGATATAGATGAAAAACTCAAAGGACTTTTAGATATGATTGCTAAATTAGAAAGTGAAATAGAATCTAAAGATGATACAGAAGGTGAAGAAGATGAATCAGAGTTATCTGGTTTTGCAATGTCGTTTTCTGATAGAATGAAAAAGTTGAACGAACTTAAAAACGTATAACATCTGATTTTATATCAGACAATAATAATAATAAAAAAAGAAAAAACACAATGAGAGAATTAAAATTTGATTTAACAGTTGGTTCAAACGCACTACAGTGCCCTAACCCATCTGATTTTTATGCAAGAGCATTTATAGACTCTGAAGCAACAGCAGATAACTTTAGGTTACTACCTAATGTAAAGAATAAAGATAAAGTAGCTAACTTACTATTTCAAGATATCTTACAAGCATTCAATTGTTCATTTGTAGGAACTGATTCAGATCTTACAGCAATTGATATCGAAGTAGAATCTTTATCAGCAATGACTGAAATATGTCAAGCAGATATAGAAACATCGTTTATCGCTGACAGGATGAGTCCTGGAAGTAATGGAGCTGAATGGCAAGTAGGTGACTTCATGGGTTATTACTGGGAACAATTTGGTAATAAAATTGGTGAAGAAACGGCTATAACAAGATGGAAAGGTGATAAAGCCGGAGCAACTGGAACGTTTTTAGATTTAGTTGATGGTTTTGAAAAGATCATATCAGCATCAGCTGACACTATTCAAATCGCATCACCGGTAGCAATTACTAAAGCAAATGTTATTGATAAAATGATTTTACTTTACGATGCTCTACCTAATACTATTAAACACAAAACAGCAGATGTTAGGTTTTATGTTTCAAGTAACGTAGCATCAGCTTACTTACAAGCAATTGCAGAAGCTAACACGATACTTTATTTTAACGCATCTCCAGAACTACAATTCTTGGGACGAATTAAAATAGTTATCGAAGAAGGTTTATCAGATGATACTATGGTATTAACAAGAAAGGATAACTTAATATACGCTTTTGATTTAGCTACTGATGCTAAAGCACTTAAAGCTGTCAATCTTTCTGATTCTGTTGCAGAACCAGTATTGAGAACAAGAGTTAATTTGAAAACAGGATACCAAATCGCAAACGATGAGGAAATAGTTTTCTATCAAGCATAACATAAATAAACAATAAGGGGTAGGATTATAATACCCTACCCTTTTTTGAATAAAAAATAATAAATTAAAATGGCTTTAAATTGCACACCATTAACAAACATACCTGAGAATTGTGACCCATCAACTGGTGGGATTCAAACAGTAGGTATTACTGATTTTGCTAATGTTACAATTGACCCTGCTACAGATATAACTGATGGGGAAGTAACTAATATAACTATGGAAACAACAACATTATTTCATAAGTTTGATTTCACTAAGAACTCATCATCAGCATCAGAACCTATGTCAGTTGATTCTGCAACAGGATCTACTTTTTATACTCATACAGTTAATGTTCAAATCGCAAGGAGAGATGTTGCTAAACGTAACTCAATCTCATTACTTGCAGCTGGACAAAGAGAACTTATGATTATAGTAAAAGATAATAACAACCAATACTGGCTAGCTGGATATTCAGCGAACTTTGAAGAAGGAGTTCAATTAACTGGAGATGACGGAGGTACAGGAGTAGCTAAGGGAGATATGAACGGATATAACCTAACTTTCACAGGAGAACAAAAGGACAGAATGTTACTTATTGACCCTACGATAGTTGATGATCTATTTATAGCAGCAGTATAACAATGATTAATTAGGGATTAGTTGAAGTGTAAATCTATCTTCAACAGCCCTTTTTTTTTAAAAAATAATATATGATTTGATCTATTTAACAAGAGATTCTATAAATGAGGTGGCTATAAACATCACTACTAATCTTATTAACTTGGATGTTAATAACCTACCCTTTTATATCTTTGAGGTAATAGAGGGTAATGATGGTGAGACTATCTTCTATTTCACAACAGATAATATATCATTATCTCTTCGTAGATATGACTTATTTAGTATAGAGTTAGTAGATGAGATAAATGAGAATTTATCAGAGGGTAAATTGTATTTTAAAGAGGGTAAGAACTCATTTGAATATAGAGTGTATGAGACTACTGTTGAGAAGAGTATTGACCCTTTAAATATAACAGGAGGGGTTCTCAATAGAGGTAAGTTTATATTAGAAAGTGTATCAACAGAAAGTATATATGACTAAAAATAATAACTATAATTTATGAAATTTAAAGAAAGAGTAAATAGGTTTTTCAATAATGACCCTATTAAACCAACTAATAATGATAATAACAACCAATCTTTTTCATTAGATTATAATTATGGTGATGGTGATTTATCTAAACCAGAAATAAATGAAAGGTTCTACGGACAAGGAGGTTACGTCCCATTTGGAAATGATAACCTATACCCTGAGAAAATAGATTCATTATATGTTTCCTCATCAGCTCACTCATCTATTGTTAACTTTAAACTTAATAGTTTATTAGGTGGTGGTTGGGATTTAAAAGATTTTGATAATATCTCTGATACTGAATATAAAGATTTTAAGAAATTTACTATCAAAAATGACTTTGATAACTTATTAGAAGAGTGTTTTAAGGATTATATTAATAGTGGTAGAACCTATATCTTACTTACTTACTCAAAGGATAGGAAAAGTTATATAAAATCACAACCCCTACCATCTTCATCTGTAAGAAATAATAGAAAGACCACCTTTAAAGATATAACTAAATACTTTATATCAGAGGACTGGCAGTATATAGAATCTATATTAGAAGCTACCCCATACTCTCCATCAAACACAGATAAGTATCAAATATTAGAATGTTCTAATAAAGTAAATGGAGTTAAATCTTACGGACTACCTGATTGGATAGGGGCTGCAAACTGGGTATTTGTTGATACAGATTTAGCATATCTTAACAAACAGAACCTTGTTAATTTAGTTGAACCATCAGCTATCATAAACTACCCTTATCAACCTACACCAGAGGGTCAGAGACGAATAAAGGAACAATTTGAAAGTAAGGCTAAGGGTAGTAAAGATGCTAAAAGGAAATGGGTATTCTTTAACGATGATCAAAACCCACAGATTGATTTCCCATCTATGAGTAATGATACCTCAGCCTTTGAGGGAACTGATAAGATGATGAAAGAGAACATAAGTATAGCTCATCAAGTGAACCCTATATTAATTGGAGTTCAATACGCAGGTAAGTTAGGTGCTACCTCAGAGATTGAAATGGCTTGGGATCTATTCAGACAGAATTGGTTGATTAGAAATAAGAATAAATTGGAAAGATTTATTAATTATTATATCGAGATCATGGGGATAAATCATACTTTCTATTTAAAAGATTATAGTATAGTATCATCATTATCAAGTGAAGATTACTCAGAAGAATCTAAGACTGTTATGGATATTGTAGATGCATTAGAACCATCAATGGCTGATAAAATGATAGACTCGTTGACAATCAATGAGAAGAGAAAGTTATTAGGATTAAAACCACTCGTAGGTGGTAATAAAGTAGACCCAACAGGAGTTATTTCCCCTGATAATGGTAATACTAATAAAAATAAACCACAATAGTTATGAATATGGAATATTTCGTAGGAGAAAAATATGTTAGAAAGTTTTTAAACGCAAATATAGAATGGACATTATTAGAACCATTAGTTAAACGATCAGCCCTTACTTATTTAAGACCTTTGTTGGGTTTTAGGTTTTTTGAAGATCTGTTAACAAAGTATAATGATGAAACCCTTTCTGCAATTGAGATTGAGTTGGTTGAGATGATCAAATATATTCAAGGATTACGAGTGAAATATGAATCGGTATATGAAACGAGTATTCAATCATCTAATAAAGGGTTTATGTTTCAAAATGGTGATAACATGAACTCTAGTACAATGGAAGACTTAGATAAGTTGAGAGGTGATTTATCACGAAAGATAGAGGATGATGAAAATGTGATGTTAAGTTGGTTGATTTTCAATAAAGATGATTTCCCACTTTTTACAGATACCACCAACGATGAGATTCAACCACCTCTAAACAACGGATACCCTTCGGATGGAGATAATTTCTCAATATTATAAAAAAAGAATAATTAATTATGATTGAAATGTTAATGGAACTCGCTATAATCTCACCTTTAGTATTGTTATTAGTAGTAATAATAATTTACTTTTATAAAAAAGAGACTAAGAAAGATAAGGAAATTAAAAGATTACATGAAGAGATCCGTAAATCTGAATATTCAACTATGGAAGTTTTGAATGGACTTACTAATACTTTAGAATATCTTACTAAATCAAATGCTGATAATTCATTGGATATAAAAGACTTAACTAAACAAGTCCTTAAAA